CCACAAGGTCGCGCCATCCAGGTGGTAGCGGATAAGGGGAAGATCATCCGCATAACGATAAGGACGTAGATCCACATGAACTGGCTCCGCTGCCTCGGAAAGATTCACGGCGATCAAAAGGCGGCTTTCGGGCCCGTGTTTGGCACCCGTGACAACATTGGTTCCCAAATGCGGTGCATGCATCGGAGGTTGTAGCAAAAAAGGCTCCAGGATCTCGATGAGGCGGAACGCAGAGGCCAGGCTCTGAATGGGCGTTTTATGGTTGGAAACTCGGCGCAGGACACGAGTTCTTCGGCCCCGCAAACGCCACTGATCTGTGGTCGATCAAGAAAGTCAACCCGCAAAGCATGATCCACCTTACAGAGAAGCCGGTCGAACTGGCTGTCCGTGCAATGCAGTATTCGTCGCGACCAGGGGAGAACGTGCTGGATTTGTTCGGTGGGTCGGGAAGCAGTTTGATCGCTGCCGAGCAGACGGGCAGGCGGGCATTCCTGATGGAGATCGACTCGCTCTATTGCGATGTCATGGTTACGCGCTGGGAACAGTTCACGGGGAAGAAAGCGGAACGGTTCGCTGGCTAATCTGGGAGGGGCACAGAAGCATGGCCGAAACCGCGCCTAAGCCTGAGCCGTGGGAGCGTCAGCCGGGCGAGCCAAATCGATGGTTTGCTCGGTTTGAGAACTACTTGCGCACCGGGCCGGGCCGGTCTCTTTTGGGCGCGGTGAACTCCGAACGGGCAAAAAGCGGCAAACATAGGCAAACGGCAATTCCTGGGTCCTGGAGCCGGGCTGCAGCACAATGGCGCTGGAAAGCACGTGCGGAAGTGTGGGACGAGCAAGAACGCCAGAAAGCTCGCGAAACCCACGCCCGCGACATCGCGGAGATGAACGCTCGGCACATCCAGGAAGCCCAAGCCCTTCAGAGGAAAGCCATCGAGCGCCTGAAATCTCTGGAACTGAATGACATATCAGCCGCAGACCTGGCGCGTTTCATTGTCGAGGCAACCAAGCTTGAACGCACCGCCCGCGGAGAACCCGAAGCCATCGAGGAGCGCCGTCTCACGGGCAAGGGCGGCGGACCAATCGGGTTCTCCCTTGAAGACGCCGTTCGCGCCAGCAAGGAACTGGAGGATTGGCACAATGATCGCGTACAGCCGGCCGGAGACGGAGCGCTTCCGGAGGGAAATACACAAATGCCGCAAGTCTCCGGCTTATTTCCTTGATTCGTTCGGCCAAATCTACGACGCGGTCTCGGGCGAGTGGGTCCCCTTTCGTCTGTGGCCTGCGCAAATCCAAACCATACAGACTATCGCCGCCAATCGCTTGATGGTCATCTTGAAAGCCCGGCAGCTTGGCTTGACCTGGGTTGTGTTGGGCTTCGCGTTGTGGCTGGTTCTGTTTCATCCGATCGCCACGGTGCTGTTGTTTTCGCGCCGCGATGACGAAGCAACCGATTTGCTCGGCACGCGCCTGCGTGGCATGTACGACCGGCTCCCCGACTGGCTCAAGGTCCGAGGGTTCGGCGTGGACAACGATCATGAGTGGGAGCTCTCCAACGGCTCACGTGTCTTGGCCTTCCCAACAACGGCCGGCGACTCGTATACAGCAACGCTGGCCATAGTGGACGAAGCCGACCTCGTGCCCGACCTGGATCGCCTGATGCGGGCGGTGAAGCCGACCATCGACGCCGGCGGCCGCATGGTCCTTTTGAGCCGGGCAGACAAAAGCAACCCCCAATCGCCGTTCAAGAGGATCTATCGGGGCGCCAGGCAAGGACAGACGGATTGGGTGCCCGTGTTTCTGCCCTGGCATGCTCGGCCAGACCGGGATGGCGCATGGCTTGAGGCCCAAAAGAAGGACATTTTCCACCGCACCGGATCGGTGGACGACCTGCACGAGCAGTATCCCGCCATAGACACCGAGGCCCTGGCCCCGCGTGCGCTCGATAAGCGCATCGCTCCGGCGTGGCTGCACCAGTGCTACGAGGAGCACAGCCCGCTAGCACAACTGCCACCCGGATCGCCAGCCATTCCGGGATTGCAAGTGTTCGTCCTGCCCGAGCGGGGCCGGAAATACGTGCTCGGCGCGGACCCTGCGGAGGGAAATCCGACTAGCGACGATTCCGCGCTGGCGGTCCTAGACGGGGCCACGGGCGAGGAAGTCGCGGCGCTGGCGGGCAAGTTCCAGCCCGCGGTGTTCGCTTCCTACGTGGACATGATCGGGGGTTGGTACAACGGGGCTGATTTGCTGGTGGAGAGGAACAACCATGGGCATGCTGTTCTGCTTTGGCTGCACGAGAACAGCCGGCTGCCACTTGCCCAAGGGTTGGACGGCAAGGCTGGTTGGCTTTCCAATGCCAAGGGCAAGGCGATGATGTACGCCCAGGCAGCGGATGCCTTCCGCGAGAGTCAGACGGTGCTGCACAGCTTCGCCACGTTTACTCAGTTGGCGAGCATCGAGGGTGCGAGCTTGCGGGCTCCGGAAGGGGAGCCGGACGACCGCGCAGATGCCTATGCACTGGCGCTTTGGCTGGTGCAGATGATGGCCCGGCAGGGGACTGCGGGCATGCAGGGCATCCCGGTACGAAGAGCACCATGGAATTTGTTCGGCGAGCAGCCAGTCAGCGATTGGCGAGCAAATGCGGGCCAATACCTGGGCACCTGGCCTACCGGACGGCGGAAGGGAATGTGGGGGTGAGGGTAGCAAACGCCCAGGCCCGGACAGGAAGACGCCGCCAGCGCGCCCCCCGCGGTATTCCGTTTGGTTGGCCCGCGTTTCGCCGACGTTGGCGCACGTCGCGTCCGGCGGGGTCACGGCGGACCAAACGCCGCCGGCGCGGAAATAGCGGCGACTATCCTTGGGGACTAGCCACGCCTACGTGGCCGGAGAGGTGTCGAGGGCACGTGTCACCCGACACAAGGGTTGACCGCTTAATCCGGACACCCAGCTTGACCGCTTAATTCGGACAGCTGGGTTGGCCGCGCCATCTCGACCTCCAGTCTTGCCTCCTAATCCTGACCGCAGTTTTACCGGAAAATCCCGAACGAAATGAGGACGGTTTCGGCTGCTCAAGCGAGTGGCATGGATCTCACGACCCTGGTTCTACCCTGTGGCGATACCGGAACTTGTGCCGCAGTGGCGTTTTTGGCCGTTTTGCGTAGTTCGCTGGCCAGTGCGGCAGGCCCGGGTGGAGCTCTCCTAGATCCAGGAGCCGTTCCGATGAAAGCCTCTACATCTAGTGCGGCCAACACGGGTGTCCGAATTAAGCGGTCAACCTAGGTGTCCGGATTAAGCGGTCAACCCTTGTGTCGCGTGACACGTGCCCTTGACACCTCTCGGGCCAATTAGGCACGCCTAACCTGCGGAATAGTCGCCGCTAATCCCGCCTCTTTGGCCTCGTGCCCGCCTCGGCCACGCCGGACGCGACGTGCGCAAACGTCGGCGAAACGCGGGCCAACCGGGCCCGTGCCCCGATTCCCCTTGCCCCGTCGATGCGGGCCTCGCCTCCGGCCTAGTATGGCATGCCATACCCCGCCGGGACCAAGACTGATTCCGAAGGCTCCTGCCACCGCGCATACACGCGCGCCGCACAGGCCAACGCATAGCTAATGGCCCGATCGTCGTACTCCCCATCCGGCGCCCGCAGCGTGGAACCGTCCACGCTGGCCAGTTGTGCGAACGAAGCAAAACTGTGCAGCACTGTCTCTTGGTTACGAAACGCATCGGCGCACGCGTCATATAGCAGCGCCTTGCCCCGCTGACTGGACAGCCAGCCTAGTTGGCCATCATGTCCACATGTCAGCGGCAGCTGTGAATGCTCCTGAAGCCACATGAGCACCGCATGGCCGTGGTTATTCCGCTCCACCATCACAAAAACCTGACCGTACCACCGCCCAATAGCGTCCACATGGGCCGCCAACGTCGAAGGCTGGAACTTGCCGGCCAGCGCGGCAACCTCTTCGCCTGTCTGCCAATCCAAGACAGTCAACGCCGAATCGTCGCTGGTGGGATTGCCCTCCGCCGGATCAGCACCAATGACATAGCAGCGCCCGAACTGGGGCAGCGCGTACACCTCCAACCCGGGAATAGACGGCGCATAGGCGGGCATACCGGCCTGCGCCGCGCGCTCCTGGTAGCAGTTGCGCAGCCACTGCGGCGCGATCCTCTTGTCCAGCGTCCGCGGTTGCAAGGCCTCCACGTCGCTGTCCGGATACTGCTCGTGCAGGTCGTCGAGAGAAGCGGTTCGATGCAGGATGTCGGTCTTCTGTGCGTCGTACCAGGTGCGATCCCGGCCGGGACTTGCGTGCCAAGGCAGGAAGATCGCCACCCACTCGGTCAGCCTTAGCTTGGCGGCCTGATAGATGCGCTTGAACGGGGAGTGCGGCTGGCTCTTGTCCGCCCCGCTCAGAAGGACCATGCGGCCGCCGCCGTCGATGGTCGGCTTGACGGCCCGCATGAGCCGGTCGAGGTCTGGCACTAGGTCGGCCTCGTCGACGATGGCCAGCGTCGCCGTGTAACTGTCGCCGGCAGTGGTCGGGAAGGCCAGCACGCGCGAGCCGTTGGACAGCGCCCACTCGTGATCGTTGTCAACGCCGAACCAGCGGACCTTCAACCAGTCCGGCAGCCGATCATACATACCGCGCAGGCGGGTGCCGAGCAGGTCGACAGCTTCGTCGTCGCGTCGGGAAAACAACAGCACCGTCGCCGCCGGGCAGAAGAGCATCAACCAAAGCGCGAAGCCCAGCACCAGCCAGGTCAGGCCCAGCTGCCGAGCTTTCAAGATGACCATCAGGCGGTTGGCGGCGATGGT